GGAGTCCAAGATCCATTCAGACGACTTTCGAGTCCCTGACGGTCTTGGCTCGCGCTTTTGGCGGATATTTCTACCCTCCTATAAAGGGGGTGTACTAAACCCTTCTCCCTGGAAGTCCATCTTTGAAGGACGAATAGGGAAGAATCACTCTGCTATTGGCAGAGTACTTGGTGAAGCTCGCGAGAGGTATCTCTTCGTGCTCTTCACCAGAGAGCTTGGGCTTGGCCCAAAGCTTGCTCGCGTTCTATCCAAAAGGAGTGAACGTGAGTTAAAAAGAATAGAGCAAACTGTCTTTACTATAGTAGATTCAGTTATACTCTATGATCCAGAGTTATTAAACTCTGGTCGCCTTATCCTTAGGGATATGGTAAGAAAGGTCTTTGCCGTAGGTTCTACGAACCTCGACTTAGTCCTAAAATATTGGAAAGAATTTACCAATATCGTCTACATCTTTGGGTGTAGATTGGTTACGTTCTCAACACCTAGTGTTGATCGACGTAACTTCTTTGTAGATCTTTTAGATCTCGATATAGACATCGAGCCTCAAACCAAAAAAGGCTTTGAGCGCTTGATGTCTTTTGTATCGACTCGGGGGTTACCCCCGACTTCCGATACATCCACTCCGTTGAGAAAGTTCAAAGAACTTGTCTCGACAGAGTTTAAGTCCGATCCTGAGCTGCTTAGGCAGCTCACGCTCGAGTCTTACCAACTGGGTTCTCAAGGACCCGTTCGTACGAATGCTGTGTGGCACTATTCAGTTAACCACGCAGGTTCTCTTATGTCCTCTGTACGAGAGGGCGGGAAGGCATCAGAAATGATGTCTGACTATCGTTCCTACTATGTGGACTATGTCCCCACAGACTGGGATGATATCGATACTCCATTCGGAGTTGCAAGAGAACGCCCAAACCTTCCTAGGTGGAAGACGTTCTTTCGAACGGTTGACGAAGAGTTAACCTTACTTCAAGCTCAGTTTCCAGGTCCCGATAGGGAGCTGGATGAGTTTGATATACACGGTCCAATAGGACTTAATGAGGGCTTTGCTACCCAAGTATTTTACTTGGCGTATCTTATGGCCCTTGACTACCACGATAGTGGTAGACCGATCCCAACAAGAGTTGTGGTCGTACATGAACAGGGTGCTAAAGCACGTGTTGTTTCATGTGGCCCATGGTGGAGTCAAGTTTTGCTTGCTCCGTATGGGCATGCGACTCAAGAGAGTCTAAAATCGGATTACGATGGTAATCCGTGTTTATTCAGAAGTTCTCCCGCATGGGATGCTTTTCTGAATTTAGGTAATGTATATCACAGAAGTGGTATAGATTACTACATGTTTTCTGACATGACTTCGTGTACCGATGCCTATCCTAAGGATTTGGCTCGTTCACTTTTATCGGCCTATTGGGCCGGTTGTGGCATTGATGTCACTCTACCGGTTAACCGGTTGGCCTTCTGGGTTGCTACCTCTGAAAGAGATGGCATCTTTGAAGACGGTTCATCCGTTCTTATGGAACGTGGTGTCCTAATGGGAGAGCCTATGACTAAGTCGTTACTCTCCATTTTCATGTGTGCTGTTCGCCGACTTTCGTTGGTACAGTACGCAGGATCATTCGATAGGTTGTCGAACCCTTGGTTCTTCTTCCATATCGGTGGAGACGA